AGGATATACGTTTTGATGTTAAGGAAAAAGAAAATGAATTAAGAGCAATTGGCCCAGGTCAAAATGGAATGATAAGAAATGATAAAGGACTTGTTTCTTTGGGAACAAAAGAACTTATTAGGGAAACTAAAAAACTCAAATTTCAAAATGGTCAACCTATTCAGGATATACAGCCAATCGAAGATGATAAACTCATTGAAGAAGTTAAGTCGATTGAAGAAACTAAGACGGAATAGGTATATATGTTAAAAATCCGTTAAAAATGGTACAAAGTAAAATATGGACTACCGATCTTGTTAATGAAACACTTGAAAGACTTAGATATTCAGCCGAAGTTGATTTAGATTGTTTTCATCAGAGAGATCCTGAGCTAAAAGCCGATAATGTTCTTTTTCAATTAACTCATGAGGAGGAACAAGAATTTATAAAATGTTCTCAGGATATTGTATATTTTGTTGCAACCTATTGCCAATTCTTAACTGACTATGGTCGTCAAACAGTTCCTCTAAGAGATTTCCAGGAAGAAATTCTTAATATAGTTGGTGATGAAGTATGGATAGACGATCTAGGGGACTTGGGTCCAAAAGTTAGAAACTTTATTCTTATGGCCAGCAGGCAGACTGGTAAAACAACAACAATTAGTGCTTTTTTTGCTTGGTATCTTTGTTTTCATACAGATAGAAACATGCTTATCCTTGCTAACAAGCAAGCAACAACAACTGAAATTGTTTCAAAAGTTGTAAACGTATTCCGTGGTCTACCATTCTTCCTTAAACCCGGCATTAGAAAAATAGGGGCTTTAGGTTTATCTCTGGATAATGGGTGTATGCTTACATCGCAGGCAACTACAAAAACAGCAGCTATCGGTTTTACAATCCATGTATTATACATCGACGAATTTGCTCACATTAACCAAAAATTAGCTCGCTCTTTCTGGAGATCTGTTTATCCTACTCTTTCTAGCTCTCGAGTATCCCAGTGTATTATTTCTTCAACCCCTGATGGCGTTGACAATTTATTCTATGAAATTTGGGATAAAGCTAATAAAGGAAAGAATAGTTTTGCTTATAAAAGAGTTGATTATTGGGAAGTTCCAGAACATGATGATGCTTGGGCTGAACAACAAAAAGCTGACTTTGGAGAAGAAGAATTTGCACAGGAATATGAGCTTTCATTTGACAGAAAATCCAATCTTCTTCTTTCTGGATCGGATTTGGGATTTATGAGGAAAATTGCTAAGAAATATAAATATCATGAATTAGAAAAATCTAAATTAGAAGAATCTGTTTATAGAGATCTTCTTAAATGGCATCCAGATTTTGATCCTAATGAAGATATTGATCCTAGATATGTTAGATTTATTCTTTCAAATGATATTGCTGATGGTAAAGATGAAGAGGAAGATAAAGATAATGATTTCAATGTTACCACTATTTGGATGATCGAACCCAAATCCATTGTTAAGTTAAGAAAATTAAGAAGAGATGAAAGAGTTCTCAAAAATTTATTTAGAATTCGCCAAATAGGAATTTTTAGAGATAATATTAGCGACGAAGACGTAATGGCAAAAATTAATCAAGCCATTGCTTATGATCAATTGCCCAAAGATAGCTTTAAGTGGGTAATTGAAATGAATTTTAATGGTAAGGCTTATTTGAATAAAATCATGGAGCACGAAGAGTATTCAGATGATCAAGTAATGAGATCTTATCACACAGCACCCGTACCTGGGGAAAAGCCGCCAAAAAGAAAAGCGGGATTTAAAGTTACTTCAAACAAGGAATATTATTGTAAATTGGGCAAAAAACTTATTTCTCAGAAAACTCTTATTCCTACAGAAAAAGAAACTTTAGCTGAATTTGGTTCTTTTGGAAAAGTTAAAAATAGTTTTAAAGGAATTGCAAAACATGATGATATAGCTATGTCTGCTCTTAATATTTCAAGATTTTATGAGGAGCCTGAATATAGTGATTGGCTATATGACTTTTTGGATCAGATGCCATCTTCTCCATTAAAAATTTACATGAATAATATTATTCAAGAGCCTACAGACGATTCTCAAGAAATGAATGATGCTTCCTTTAAGACCTTTTATGGTAATCCAGAAGCTGCAATCACTGAAGCTGAAGAAATTCGACGAATATGGCAGGGTAAGACTAAAGAACCAGGTAGATATCCAGGAATGGGTACACCATGGAAAGGAAATAGCATGCCATGGAAAAGTTAAATCGTGAATATAAGATTTTTGATATATAAATAAAAGAACATTATTTGAAAAGCCAAGAAGTAGTTTTTCCACAATTTTTTGGTGAATAAATAATAAAAATAAATGAAATAAATATGGCAAAACTTTCTTTAGATCTATCCCAATTTAAAGCTGCTGGCGTATATACAGTCGAAGTAGATCAGTCTGAAAGGATTACGGTTTCTACTCAGTCATTAAGATTGGTCGTTGGATTCTCAAAAATAGGCCCTTTTAATGCTCCTACTTTTATTCGTTCTACAAGAGATCGATTCAGATTTTTTGGAGATATAGACAAAAAGTTAGAGAAAAAAGGATCCTTCTTTCAGAGATCAATAGATACTTGCTTACTTCAAGCACCTGTATTTGCAATGAGTCTTCTTAATGTTGGAAATGATGCATCCACTGAATCAAGTGACTTTGTATCACTTTCTTTAGCATCTGATGCTTCTAATAATGGAAAATTTAGTGATAAGTATATCAACTATTTCAATAGAGAAAGATTTTGGAAAGCTGACCCAGAATACCTATTAGGTATCGCTGGAAATAAAGAAGGCTTCCCAGGATCCCCAGAAAGTACTTCTTTTTTACAAGTCGCTAACGTTGGAACAAAAACACTTTCAGTTATTATAAGAAAAGCTGTTGGAATCCAGGGTTATAGTGTTACAGCTAAAGATTGGTATGGTTCTGATACAAATATTCCTTATGAATGGATTCGTGCTTATGATTTAATGAGCAACTATTTCGTTCAGGTTATTGCTATTGAAGGCGACTGGACAAATTATACTCAACTATCCTCTGATCCATTCTTCTCAAAATACTTTAATCAAAATGGAGCTATTCCATCCAAATTAAATGAATTTATTAATCTTACTCAGGTTAGTTTAGTTGGTTCATGGATTGGAACATTTATTCCAGATTTCAGGGATCAAACTGGTGCAAATCAGAACATCCAGGATATTATTAATGGATCAACTCCTTTAACAGGTCTTTTAGTTAATGTTAACCAGGAAGCTCTTGACCAACTTATTTGGGACGAAGATCAGAATCAATGGGAAATGGGAGATGGAACTGCAACTACAGCAGCTGCTCATGTTATTGACTTAGTAGGTCATAATCTTATTGATAAAGTTGGCGTTCATCAGTCATTCTTAAGTTATGACATTAGTGTAGCTAATTCAACTATTCACACAACTATTCCTATTACTTTAACAGATTCTACAGGAAAGAATTTCAAAGTTGCTCCAGCTTACAAAGATGCTCTTACTATCGGAACTCTTTTAAAAAGCGGAACCGAAATCCCAGGAGTAACCTATGTAACAAATAAGACTTCTGATAGTTCATTAAATGCTATCATTAAAACGGCTGAACCAGTTTGGGGTTATTTATCAAATGCTTCTGAAGGATTCCTACAGAAACCTATTGATGATGCTTCTGTAGCTACTTGCTATAAATTTTTCCCTCTAAAAGGACTTAAACTTACTTCTAATCATCTTCCTGGATATAATACCACAGGACAGCCTAATGCTGAAGAGGGAGTTATTAAGGTTTATGAGATGCTTGAAGACGAAGGTATATTAAGAGGCCTAACAAATCCTGATATGATCAATTACAGATATGTAGTCGACACGATGGCATATGGGCTAAGACCTAATCTTGGTGGAAAAGTATATCTCTCTAGACTTGCTAAGAAGAGAGGTAAAACAACTGCTATTTTAAGTGCACCTTCAATGACTCAGTTTGCAACAAGTCAGGATCCTTACTTCTGCGATGTATTCATCAGCGGAGTAGATCCAAAACCAATTTTCAGCACTGAGTATATTCCTCAAGGAGGTAACCCAGATATGCCAAGAAGCTTCCAATTCAGTCTTCCTACCGAAGACAATGGTTCCAAGTTTACTGGAGTATTCGGCCCATTCCTTAGATATGTAGAGAATGACAAAACTATTCTCGTTCCACCTGCAGCTGATATTTCAAACAGTTTTGTAAGAAAATTCTTAGGAGGAAACCCATATGCAATCGTTGCAAATAAAAATGGTATCGTTTCTAATCCTAATTTAACAGGAACAGAATATCAAATCGATGCACAGGATAGAGGATATCTTGAGCCATTTGGTTATAACTCTATCGTTGAAAGAACAAGTACTGGAGAAATCCTAATATATGCTAACAGAACAGCTTTCCAGGCTGTAAAGAGCGATTATAATTATCTACACGTTCGTGAACTTCTTAATACAATCGAACTTCAGGTTGAAGAGGTTTTGAAGAACTATGTATTTGATTACAATAACCCAGTAACAAGGCTTACAATTGTTAATGCAATTACACCAATTCTTGAAAGCATTAAAGATGCTGGAGCCCTTTCAAATTACGAAATCATAATGGATGATTCGAACAACACACCCGATCTTATTGGAGAAGGTTTCGCAGTTATCGATATTGGAGTTTGGATTACTAAAGGCATGGAAAAGATTATCCAGAGAATTACAGTTTACAAAACTGGCGGAACAAGCTCAGGCAGTTCTGCTTCACTTTAATGGAGAATATATAAAATAAAAGTAACGCGATATGGCTGAAAATTTCAAAAG